GAATACGAGGAAAAGACGAACAACTTTGTAATTAGTCAAATTATTTTACAAAAAAAGTTTGAAAGTATGAAAGTTGTTTAGTATATTTGCAACATCTGAAGTAACGGTCAATTACAGAAAGAATTTTAGTTTAAGCCTTTGTTAGGGGATGCCGTTTGACCGTGGCTACTTTAACGGGGCTTTTTTATTTAATAACGGAATGTTATGGATTTTTTAGAAAAAGATTTGGAAGAAATCATTTTTAACGCTAATCTTAGTGAATTAGAAGAAAGAGGTTTAAGAATGGAACTTCAAAGAAAAAGACAATTTAGAATTGGTAATTATGGAATTGCTGATATTGTAGGTTTTGAAAGACCTTATTATCATACACATTTTAAAAATCATCGCAAGGGTTCTATTACTGTTTACGAATTAAAAAAAGATAAAGTAAATGTATCTACATTTTTACAAGCAATTAAATACTTAAAAGGTATACAAAGCTATTTAGATAAACAAACTAAATATTCTTTTGATTCATCTTATTTTGATTATAAAATAGTTTTAATAGGTAAATCTATTGATAAAGAATCTTCAATGATTTTTTTACCTGAAATTATTAACAAAACTTATATTGAAGAATCTGATATTATAGGTTGCGACCCAATACTTAATTTAGAAATTCATACATATTCATATCATATAGATGGTTTGCAATTTAAAGAGGTAAAGAATTATGTTTTATCAAACGAAGGGTTTTAAGTCATGGCTATATTTAGAAAAATACATACTCAATTATGGAGTGACCCATTCTTTAGTGAATTAGATACTGAAAAAAAACTGTTTTATATTTATTTATTGACAAATGAAAAGACAAAACAATGTGGAATTTATGAAATTTCTAAAAAACATATTTGTTTTGATTTAAATATATCACTTGAAAAGGTTAATAAGTTGTTAAATTTCTTTATTAGTAAGGGTAAATTACAATTTTCTGACAGTACAAATGAGTTGGCAATTAAGAATTGGAAAAAGTATAACTATTCAACATCTCCAAAAGTTGTAAAGTGCATAGAATCAGAACTTAAACTTGTAAAAAATAGAGTATTAATAGAGTATATATACAGTATAGATACACTATCACAAGAAGAACAAGAAGAAGAAGAAGAACAAGAAGAAGTAAAAGAGAAAGAAGAAGTTAATGTTCACGTATTTTTATCATGGTTTAATAATTCACTTTTAAAATACAAAGGTAAATTAGGAAAAAATCAGATATTAACTCAAAACGATATTAACAACCTTAAAAAACTTAAGAAAGCAAATTTCACAAAAGAAGATTTTGAACACGCTTTTAAAGTAATGGTTAACACCCCTTGGGTTATACAAAATAATATGTCGAAACCATCGCATTTTTTAGTTACTGATAACTTCCAAAAATACTTAAATACTGAAATTGAAGAAAATAAACCTAAATTCGCATGGCAATGATTGAGGGATATAGAATAGAAACATACGACAGCATAGCAAGTGAACTTGTTAAGTATAGAGATAACTACCATGAGAAAGGTTTGTATTTAGGATTTCCTAACTTAGACAAACATTACAACATGATGCTTGGAACGTGTACAGATTGGACTGGTTTTCCTATGAGTGGAAAAACTCAGGTACTTATGGAGATGTTAATGAATACGTCTTTATTTTACCATTGGAAGCATTTAGTTTATTTTCCTGACGTTGGTAATTCAATCGAAGTGATAGCGGATTTAATCCACAAAAAGACGAAAAAGAGTTTCGACCCTACAAAACCAAATGTAATAACTGATAACGAAATAGCAAGAGCTGGTATGTGGGTTACAAATTACTTTCGTATCTTAACAAAAAAAGATGTAAGAGCAAAGATGACACCGTTTCAATTTTGGGACTATGCAGTAGAACTTAAAAAAAGCGAAGGATTACACACCGCTTCGATTGACAGTTGGAAAGATTTAAACCATGACTACAAAGAGTTTGGCGGTTATGCTACCTATTTAGAAGCTGTTTTACCTTACAGAAACATGATAGCTGAAGAACATCAACTACATTTACATACAATTATACACCCGAAACTAACTGAAAAGGAAAACGGAAAACGAAACCCGCCAACTCCATACGATTTAAAAGGAGGTTCTGAGTGGTTTAATAGTGGAAAATGCATGATTACAGTACACCGCCCAGACGTTTTAAATAATTTGTGTGAGATATACGTGAATAAAGTAAAACCGAGAGCGTGTGGTGTGGTTGGAAATATAACTTTACAGTTTGACATTAACACTTTGACGTATTATAATTTAGATGAGATGAATCCGAATATAAAAGTATATGCAGAACCTAAGCACAAAGAAACAGTAATAAACACGAAGCCAACGAGTAAGGCAATAGAAGATTTTAATAACAGTTTACCTTTTTAACGATGAATGAATTAGACGTATTAATCAGAAAAGCACAACTATCAACAGTTTTGCACCGTGTTAAATTTGCACTTGATGACTTAGAGCAGAAAGCACCACATAAACACGAACTAATAAAGTCACAAAAGGAAAGCGTTAACGACCTTTTAGATGTTCAAGAATTAGTTTATCATTTAGTAGATGAGAATAAAACGTACCGACTTAGAAACATAAGTCTCGAAAAAGCATTAATTTTGAATGAAGTTGAAATGCAGAAAATGCGTGAGGAAGTAGAATCAATAAAGCAGTTGTTATGACACCAAAAGAAAAAGCAGAAGAGTTATTTTATAAATTTATGAATCCAGTTGATGAGTTACATAAATATCCAATGTGTTTTGATACAGCTAAGCAATGCGCATTAATTGCAGTTGAGGAAATTCAAAACGTTATTTCATTACAAAAAACAACTTTAAGTATTTGCGCATATAGAACAGCAGAAGATTTTAATCATGATATTCGTTACAATGAAATGTTGAGACATGAAGTGATATTTTACTTTGATTTTGTTAAACAAGAAATTGAAAAGCTATGACACCACTAAACGAAGTAATGTTTCAGCTACAAAAACACGAACTTAACCGAGATTTAACGCTACATAAAGGTTGTTACATACCAAACATTAAGAACACAGTAGAAAGTCTGTTAAACGTGCTTAAAAGCCAAAAAGGAAATAGAGCTTATTTACCTTACTACTTTACGATTGTAAACATTTTAAATAAATTGAATGATGAGTAAAGATGGAATATTTTATGAAACAAGTTTAAAATATCATTTTGATATTGAGCAAGGTAAATGGGTAAAATCAGAATTTAAACCACTAAAAATAAAAGATGATGAAGTTAATAAAGTAGGTGGTATAATTGAAATTTGGATTGGTGACACTAAAGTTGCAGAAAGATGAAAACTATATACGATAAAGTATGCAAGTGCGGAACTACATTCGTGCCTTACAAGACAACCGATAGACTTTGTTTTATTTGCACCAAGACAAAACTTGCTTTAAAGAATCTTGAAAAGATTAAAAAAGAAAAAGTAAAGAAACAAAAGGAGGATTTGTTAACGCTCCAGGACTATTTAAAGTTAGCACAGCAAGTATTCAACAAATATATACGTCAAAGAGATGAGGGGTTACCTTGCATAAGTTGTCAAAAACCACCACGTAAAAAAAATGCAGGACACTTCTACTCACAAGGCGGTCATTCAAATGTTAGGTTTGATGAAATGAATGTACACTTACAATGTGAACACTGTAACAGCTTTTTAAGTGGTAACCTAATTGAGTACGGAAATAATCTAATTGAGCGAATCGGAAAAGATGAATTTGAGTTATTACGCAACCGTGCATATGAAACTCGAAAATGGACAAAAGACGAATTAAAAAAGCTAATAGCTGAATATAAACTAAAAATAAAAGAACATGAAAGTAATACTTGAATTTGATGACCAAGACGAAGCAATGACTGCATTAAATGCTGTATATTGGAAACAGATAGTTCGTGATTTAGATGAGTATTTAAGACTTAGAATTAAACATTCAGATGAAGACGAAACAGTACGACAAGAAATAAGGGATAAACTACACGAAATGTTAAGCGATGACAATTTAATTTTAGAATAAATAAAAAAGTATTGTGTATTAAAAATAAAACATTATATTTGTAGAAATTAAAAACAAATAACGATGAATCTATTAAAATTACAAGCAGAGTTAAAGTGTCCTAAAGGGTCATTTAATTCATTCGGAAAGTACAAGTACAGAAGCGCAGAGCAAATACTTGAATCTTTAAAACCATTACTACAAAAATACGAATTAGAATTAGTCTTATCAGATGATATAGTTCAGGTAGGAAGTAAGTTATTTTTAAAAGCTACGGCTGCTTTAAGGAGTGGAACTAAAGTAATTGAGGTTAACGGTTTCGCTGAGTTAGGAGAACACAAAGGAATGTCATCGGAGCAATGTACAGGAACAGCCTCAAGTTACGCTCGTAAGTATGCGCTAAATGGTTTATTCTTAATTGATGAAACAGAAAGCGACCCTGATTCAAAAGATAACAGCCAAGTAAAACACGAACCAAAAAAGCAACCTATCAATGATGAGCGTTTTGTAAAAGCATTACAAGCAATCAAAGAGGGCAAAGCTAAGAAAGACGATTTATTAAAATTCGAGTTAACACCCGATCAAAAAGCAATGTTATGAAATCAGATTTAAGCAAAGTAAAAGTAGGTGACAAAATCTGGACTATTGAAAGTGGTTGGATTAAGGTTATTAATACTAAAGGAGGTAACCTATATCCAATTGATACAGAAAATCACAGTTATACACTTGACGGTAAAGTTACCATATACGACAAGTACCCCTCAGCATTCACTGAATACCCATTCAAAGAACAACTAATCGAAAAAGATACGCTTGTTTGGTTTAGGGATAGTGAAAATGAAAATTGGATGGTTGGATATTATTCACATTTTGAAGATGGAAAACATCATTGTGTTGACTATTCAAAGAAATCAACTGAAACATTTGATAATACGAATTGGGAAATAGTAACAACAGAAAATCCTTTATTATGATAGTACGTTGTTCAAGTTTAGGTAAATTAATGACAGAGCCTCGTAGCAAAAGCGAGGTTCTAAGTCAGACAGCAAAGAGTTATATTGAGGATTTATTTAACGAGTTAGAGTTTGGTTACCGTAAAGAATTTAGTTCACGATATACCGACAAAGGTTTAGAAATGGAGGACGAAGCGATACAGTTTGCAAGTGAGCAATTCGATTGGGACTTTGTAGTTAAAAATACGGAGCGTTTTACAAATGATTACATTACAGGAGAACCTGATATAAATACGAATAACTTATTAGCTGATATAAAATGCAGTTGGTCTTTAGATACCTATCCTATGTTTGAAGCTGATTTAAAAAACAAGGATTACTATTGGCAGTTACAAGGTTATATGTGGCTAACGGGTAAGACTGAGGCTGAATTAGTTTACTGCTTAATGAACACACCGCTACAAATAGTTGAGGACGAAGTAAGACGAGCGCATTGGAAAGCGGGATTAATTGACGAGGACATTGATTTAAGACATGAAGTGCAATTGAAACACAATTACGACAACATACCAAGTAAACTACGTGTAAAGCGTTACATCATTAAACGTGACGAAAAGAAGATTGAAAAGATAATTGAGAAAGTAGAAATAGCAAGAGAATACTATAAAATGTTAAAAGGTTTAATTTAAAAACAAATACAATGGAGTACGACAACACAAACGCAGGAGCAATTTTTAAGAACGAAACTGCAACAGGAAACCAACCAACTTACAGAGGGAAAATAAATGTAGATGGTATTGACAAACAAATAGCAATGTGGGTAAAGCAAACAAAAGACGGTAAGCCTTTCTTTTCTGTTAAGATTACAGAGCCATACAAAGCTGATGCACCTATCCCAGCTAACACTACACAACAAAAAGACGAACATACGGATTTACCTTTCTAACATGAAAGCAATAGATGCAATAATAAACATTGAGGAGATAACACGTAAAGCGATGCAAATTCACTTTGAGAATACGTGCGAAAGTCCCCGAGCGTTTTGCCAACGTAGTAAGTTACAACAAGGACAGCTAAACAAGTTTTTAAGACACGAAGGCGGTTTAAACACGGAAACTTTACAACGAATAGGTAAGGCACTTAATAACATAAAATGGAAGCACTCTTAACGGGGTGCTTTTTTTATTTAAAAATAGTTGTATATTTACAAAAAAATTATATATGACAATTATTTTACTTGTAGCGTTTGCATGGTGGTTTGTTAAATTTGAGCCTTTACACTTTGCAATTGACTACGTCTTTGAGTTCTTTAGACCGACATTTGTTACAAATTGGATACATCACTCACTATCATGTTATAAATGTGTTGGGTTTTGGTCGGCTTGGATTATTACGGGCAACTTTTTCACTGCTTGTCTCGTTTCATTAATATCTTACACCTTAGATTTATGCTTACAGAAATTGACATAGAATACATTGAGAGTATCCGTTTGGAAACACAGCACGTTCAAGAGAGTAAAAGTGTCTTAAACAAGCTAAAAACGATAAAAGAACGGATTACAAACGAGAACTTTACTAAATGCTTTTGCTCAGGAGTAGTGAGAAAGCAATATCTAAAAGATTTTTTCAATTGGTATGAAAGCTATCCTCGATAAACTACTCACAGAAAACTACAACGAAGTAAGCAGATATACGCATTACTTTCTGAGTAGACTAAAATCCAACCTTGACTGCGATACTGTCATTAACAATGCCTACCTTTCGTATATTGAACACGACATCAAAGGAAAAACACCAACTTTAGACCATGAGGTCAAGTATTATTTTAGTCATTTAATCAAATGTGAGTTACTATGGCAGTCAAAAAGCAAGTTAGAAATAATAACAAGCGTAGAAAATGACTACATAGCTGAAATAGTAGACGACGAAAACACGAACGCAATAATAATTGAGCTAAACATAAACCGTTACAAAGCTATATTAGACATATACAGAGATAGCTTAACCGATAAAGTAAAGCGAGTGTACTTCGATACGTTTCTAAGGTTGTCAAAACAGAAAGAAAAAGCATACACAATAAGAGAATTAGCAAGTCACTTCGATATTAGCGTAGGAACAGCACACGGAATGATAACAGAAATCAAAAAGGAACTTCGGGAGCTTGAACAATTGTTGAAAAATTAACATTTTAAAGAAAAAGAGATGAGCAAAATTAAAGCGGAATACTACGGAAAAGTAATTTCTAAATACGATAGCATTTTAGGTGAAGTCAGAATCGAAATTGATAAGGTAAAGCCAAGTCAACACAACTATTTACGTGCAATGGGGTTCGGTCATATCTTTGAAACTACAAAATTTGTAGGGATTGAAGAGGAAAAGCCTAAAAAAACACGAACAAGAAAAGCAAAACCACAACAAGAAGAGGAATGACTTACTTTTTAATTTGCTACGGTAAGAATATGCAGAAAAGAGCATACGAAATAATGACTATGCTAAAAGATAGCGAGACACATTTCGTTATTTATAACTTTCCTGACGACCACAATAGCATATCAATTGACATGATAAGCGAAGACGAATTTCTAACACATTACGCACTATAAAAACACGAACAATGGCAAAGCATAAATACATAGAAACACCCGAGAAACTATTCGAACTATTCGAAGAGTATAAGAAGAACTTAAAACCACGTGAAATACAAAAGGCAACAGCCACAGGAGTTAAGTCTGAGTTCCATAAACCCCCATTGACTTTAGAGGGTTTTGAAGTTTTCGGCTTCAGTAAAGGTGTAACACTTGACCATTATTTCAGAAATACAAACGGGGCTTATGAGGAATATTGCGCTATCTGCTTACGTATAAAGAAAGAAATACGTCAAGACCAAATCGAGGGTGGTATGGTAGGACAGTTTAACCCAAGCATTACACAACGCTTAAACGGACTTACTGAGAAAACAGATGTAACAACGAATGGCAAAGACATAAGCAAAATCGAAATTCAGATAGTAACGAATGAAAATCAAATCGACTAAGATATTCCAAAAGAACTGGGAAGCCTTAAACAGCGAGAATCGGTTTGTAGTTAATCAGGGAGGGAGTAGGTCAAGTAAGACGTATTCCCTTTGTCAGTTAATTATAGTATGGTGTTTGCAGAATCCAAATAAGGTAGTGTCAATCGTTAGAAAGACGTTTCCTGCTTTACGTGCTACGGTTATGAGAGACTTTTTCGAAATCATGAAAGACTTAGAAATCTACGACAAGTCAAGTCATAACATGAGCGAAAACATATACAAGTTTCCGAATGGTTCAATAGTAGAGTTCTTTAGTGTTGATGACGAGCAAAAGATTAGAGGGCGGAAACGTGACTTAGGCTGGTGTAATGAAGCAAATGAGTTATGGTTTGAAGATTTCCAACAGTTGAATATGCGTACTGAATCAAAAATGATATTTGACTACAACCCGTCAGATAGTGCGAGTTGGTTATACGAACTACCAAAAGACGAAACGACTATAATCAAATCCACGTACAAAGACAATCCGTTTTTACCCGAATCTATTAAACGCCAAATAGAGGACTTAAAAAGAACAGATGAGGCATTATATCAAATCTACGCTTTAGGTGAACGAGCGATAAGCAAACAGAATATTTATAGCAATTGGACATTTATAGACGAAAGACCTTTGCGCTTTCAATCGTTTGTGTATGGGCTTGACTTTGGTTATAATCACCCGACCGCTTTAGTGAAAGTTTGGCACAATGAAAAAGACTTGTACATCGAACCGATTATATACGAGAGTTACCTTACTACTTCGTTGCTGATTCAGAAAATGCAGGACTTAGGTATAGACCAAAACACGGATATACTTGCCGATTACTCACGTCCCGAAATAATAGCAGAACTTCAGGTAGCAGGATACAACGTAAACAACGCGAACAAGGAAGTTAAAAAGGGAATCGATGACGTTAAGACATTCGGAATCTATTGTAAGAACGACCCGAATATGAAGCGAGAATACGATAACTACAAATGGAAAAAGGTAGGCGACAATATAATCGATGAGCCTGTTAAGATGTTCGATGACGCGATGGACGCTATTAGGTACGCTACACGCTTTGTTAAAGAACAATACTACACGGATAATTCGTATTTCAGTTTCTAATGAACTAAACAAAATTTGAACACATTATAAGTATGGAAAACACTTTTAAAAATTGGGTGCAAGAAATTGCAAACGTGTTAGGAGAAACGACTACGAATGGCGATTGGTGGCAAACGATAGCGGGTCACTTTGGCATTGTAGCTGAAAACGGAAACTATCAACAAGCGTTGTGTACTTACTTCGATGCCAACGTAGACTTGGGCGAAAGTTTTATACAGGCTTTAGCTGAGGACTTTGGTGCTACCGGTACTGTAAACGGTTCTTGGATTGAGGCTTTAGCGTCTGAGATTGGCGCAACGATGACATTGATTAACACTTTTAAAACACGAATAGCAACAGATAGCGGAACGATTGAAGCTGAAAATTGCTTAGTACAAACATTAAATAATTTAGAAATATGAGTTTATTAGATACAGCGTCTTTAGTTGTAACACCAAACGGAACGAAAGCTAGTAAGTTGTATTCGGTTGTTCCAAGTGACGGAGCGGGCGACTTAGACGTAACAAGAGCAACCACAGCAACAAGAGTTAATTCATCGGGATTAATTGAAAGCGTAGCAAGTAACGTACCACGTTTAGACTACACAAACGGAAGTTGTCCGAGTATATTAGTTGAGCCACAAAGAACTAATCTTTTTACATATAGTGAAGATTTTACAAATGCAAGTTGGTTAAAAACAAGAGCAACAATAACAGGAAACGCTACAACCGCACCTGATGGAACAACAACAGCAGATTTAATAGCGGATAGCACATTTACAAATAGTAATAGTTATACTGAAAAAGTTGTGTTTAGTGGACTTATTGGTTTGGCTTTTAGTGTTTATGTTAAAAAAAATACAGCTAATTACATATCTTTTGGTTATTACGATATAGATTTTCACGGATATGTAGTTAATACTAACACATGGGCAACAACACACACTTTCGGAAGCCCTGTTTCTTTTAAAGCTGAAAATGCTGGTAATGGTTGGTATAAATTAACAATGACTAAAACAGCTTCAAGTGTTGGTGTTTATGCTTCGGTTGCAATACAAGGCACTTCAAATGGTGCTAACTATGATGGCACGGGTGCATTAAGCGCATATTTCTGGGGCGCACAACTCGAAGCGGGTTCTTACGCTACCTCTTACATACCTACAACTTCTGCAAGTGTAACACGTAACGCAGATGTAATTAGTAAGACGGGTATTAGTTCTTTGATAGGACAAACTGAGGGGACTTTGTTTTTAGATGTTAAAGCCCAATTAAATAGTGCAGATGAACAAGATTTTAGTATTAGTGACGGAACAACAAACAATAGAGCATTTATAAGATTAGCAAGTTCAGGAGTTATTAGAGCAATTGGTGTTTTTGCAGGAAGTACAGAGTTTAATATTGGTTCAACTACATACACAACAGGAACTAGATATAAAATTGCATTGGCTTATAAAAATAATGATGTTGTTTTGTATATAAATGGAACAAGTGCAGGTTCAACAAGCACAACAACAATAAGCGGAACTTTAAGTAGATTGGGTTTTGATGTATTTACAAATGGGGCTCAAACTATTGTCAGTCCAATTAACTCCGCTTCCCTTTGGAAAACACGATTAACTAACACACAACTAGCACAACTTACTACGATATGATTTACAAACTAATATACACCGACCACGATAGCGCAATTACTGATTTATTATCTAAAGGCGTTTTGATTAACACAACTGATAAAGAGGGTAACGAGATTAACACGTACGCACAAAGTACTCACGCAGTAGTTTACATAGGTAAAATAGTAGACACTCCCGCAGTAGTTGAGGACATGAAAGTAATCAAAGAGGCTACGTACTTGAAAGGCTACCACGTTGACGTTATGACTGACTTAGAGATTGAGTTCGATAACGCAATAACACCAAACAATCCGAAACACTTATTCGCATGAATACCATAGCAGTTCCATACAGTTTTAGTCCTGCATTTAACCAATTGCGTTTTATATACGATTCGACTAACAAAAACAAAGACGGATTTAAGTATATATTCACGCTTTACAATGCAACGACAAGCGCAAAAATAGGAGAATTTAAAGTGTTGCCTGACTATCCAAACGGATACGGTAACATTGACCTATCGCGTATTTTACAATCTTACGTTACAAACGATTTCAATCCTTTGTTTCCTAACTTCGGGACTGCTTTAAACACGAACTTTAAATACTTTCTAAAGGTAGGCGAAGAGTACGTCGAGAGCTACGCTTACACGAGTAGTTTAACGTCTGACAGCGGTAACGTAAAAATTACGTTTACAAATCCGTTTGTTATAGGCGACCAAGTTTATATTGACCAAGCAGATGGGGGGGTAGCAAATCCAAACCTACAAGGCTATTTTACTGTAATAGGTCAAGGCTCAGGCTATATCATTGTTAATTCAGCTTATTCAGATGTGACAAGTACGTCAATTGATGGGACGGTAAGATATGCAAACAACCAAAAGACGGTTGACACTGACATTATCACACTCGATGACATGGTAGTGTTTAATGGTGCGCAAAGTTTCGCAGACTTTACAACGTATTCAAGTTACAATTATTTGAGCAATCAATTTAATTTGGAGTTTTACGACAGAGTAATCGCAGACGGTGGCACATTTGAAGCGTTACAATGTTTGGATTCAGTTCTCACAAGTACGGTTAAGTTCTTAACAAACCAACCTTTAGACGGTTTCTGTATCACGCCAACTCAGGACTTGTATTTATCTTTGGCAAATAACTACATTACAAACGGTTCGATTCTATTTGTAAATAGCAACGGAGATGAGTTGGTTTACAACCTAACAAATGACGATGTTACAAGCATGGTTAACGTAGGAGCTTCAGCAAATCCGAGTACAGTAATTTCAGGAACGGCAGGACTAATCAAAGACGATACAGAATGGTACACATTCCAATTTGTTAACAACGACTTAGTAACTGAATACAGCGAGGTTTACAATGTTTGTATCGATAGACGTTGTAAGATTGAAGATTACGAGATTTTGTTCTTAGACCGCATGGGGTCGTTTAGTTCTTTTGCTTTTCAGTTGAGAGCATACGACAAAGGCAACGTCACACGTGACAGTTATAACCGTGACATTCAAGGAGCAGTCACAGACGGTAAATGGGGATATGAAACAAGCGACTTTGGAATGACCTATTTAAACACGAAAGTTGAAAAGACAATCGAACTCAATACTAACTACATGAGCGAGGCAATGGCTATCTATTTCGAGGAACTAATTACAAGCCCTCAGACGTACTTAAAAGTAAACGGTCAATACTTTGCTTGTTTAGTACAAGATAATTCATTCGAAGTCTTTAAACAAAAGAATAAGAACCTTATTAAGCAAAAGCTAACTGTTAAATTAGCAAATCAAAACGCAATCAATGGTTAAGATACAAATAGAAAACGGATACCTAAATGTAAAGGACACGTCAAACTTTCCAATTACGTTTAAGGTTTCCGATATTCGTGATGTAAGTACGCGAAAAGGTACATTTTCAAAAACGATTACTTTAGTAGGGGACGACAACAACAATCAATTGTTAGGTCATTTATACGACATTAACATTCAAACAGGTACGTTTAACATAAATGCATTAACACGTTGCACGGTATTACAAGACGAAATTCCAATCGTTGAAGATGCTTACTTACAATTGATAGCGGTAAACAAACTACAATCTACAAGCAACTTTGAGCAGGACGTAGAATACAGCGTAATCGTTAAGGATTCGCAAAGTGATTTCTTTACAAAGTTGGGAAGTTCTGAGTTGACTGATTTAGACTTCAGCGACTTTAACCACTTACTCACAGCCGATGAGGTTATCAATACCTTCTCAAACACGGATAAGTATAAGTACATTTTACCGTATGCACCGTTAAACACTTACCCACTAAAAGAGTTTAAACCTGCTATCTTTGCAAAGGAATACTTCGATAGAATTTTCGCGCGTGCTGGGTTTAGTTATTCATGGGCGACAATAGCAAACGAACGCTTTGAAAGGTTGTTAATTCCTTTTAATGGAGACGTTAATAAAACGGATTTTAGTCCTTATAACGTAATATTCAATAAAGCATTTACAGTAAGTGGTACTCATTCAAGTTTTAACGCGTCTACGGGATTGTCAGAGCCTTTAACTGGGGTAACTGAAACACAGGATAACTATAACTTATTCGACCCAACAACAGGCGTATATAACAGTCCTTTCAATTTAGGGAGTGGCGAAAGTATTGAGGTGTCTATTCCGATAACTTACAATATAAAGCTAACCAATTCAAGTGGGGGTATTTTAAACATAGTTACTCAAGGTGGGCAAAGTGGTCAAGCTATTTACCAAACACGCTTAAAAGTATTTAAAAACGGTGTGTTGCAACAAAATATCGTTTTAGATACTTACACATATTCGGGTACACTTGCAACGGGTACAACTACAATACACACAGCGTCAATCTTAACGACTGTCAATTTAAGCAACTTAGTAACTACGGACGATATTACATTCAAATTGGATTTAGGTTGTGGTGTTACGGGTTTGTTTGAGCGTTCGGGTACTTCTTACAACGTTGCTATTGGTTGGAATGTTACAGGATTCGAAGCTACATTAACACCAAGTTCCAATATTACAGGATACAACTCAACAGTTGACGTCAATTTTTACGTACCTAAAAAGATTCGTCAATCGGATTTTATTAAGTCGATATTCAATATGTACAATTTATACGTTGACATTGACCCAACAAACCCGAATAACTTAATACTAATCACACGTGATAATTACTACGATAGCGGAGCGGTTAAGGATTGGACTAAGAAACTCGCAAAAGACCGTGAGCAATCAATTACATTCTTGCCTGAGTTAACAAAAAAGAAATTAACACTTTCATATAAGCAGGATTCGGACGATATTAATAAAACTTACTTTGCTCAGATTAACGAGGTTTACGGTCAAGTATCTTTTACTTTTGACAACGAATACATCAAAGACGAAGAGCGCAAAGAGTTAACATTTAGTCCGACACCAATTTTAAAAACCACTTTTGGTGCTTATGTTCCTGCATTGAGCGGTGCAAGTCCTAACACTAACATACGTATTTTGTACGATGGGGAGTTGACTACTTCTACTGCTAATTATATCATTGAGAATTACGTAGGTAGTACGGTAGAAGATAACCACTATTCATACGCTACACACTTCGACAATCCGTTAACACCTACATTTGACATTAATTACGCAACGTGTGACTATTACTTTTACAATCCGTTAAGCCTAACAGCGAATAACCTTTATAATATTTATTGGAGACGTACAGTAAACCAAATTAACAAAGGTAAAATGTTAACCGCTTATTTTGATTTAAGAGCGAATGACATAGCTAATCTAAAGTTGAATGATAAAATACGTATTAATAACAGTTGGTGGTCTATTAATTCAATAAATGACTACAACGCAAACACGAACCAATTAACGAAAGTTGAACTTTTAACAATTGACGACGAAGTAGACTTACCACCATTCAAGACAAAACCTAAACAACCTTACACGGGAACTACTCAAGTAATAGGCGATGTTATTGACAAGTTCTTTAACAACAACAATGTGGTAAGCGGTGGCGGTTCTGTAACTGGAGAAATAGGACAAACTGCAAACGATGGCGAAAGTGTCGTAAAATCAATTACAGCGAATGTAATTAACGGTGTGCCACAACTTAACAAAGAGGTATATGTAGCTAAGCTAACACAAAGCGGAACTAATGCGCCTGAGGTTGTGGAGTTGATTAATACTTTAGGATTTAATATCACACCAAGTTACATTGATAAAGGCGAATATGCTTTATCAGGTTTTAGCCTTGAGGATTACGGAATTACTGATTCGTTTGAGAATGTAGTTTATAGCATTGAAAACACGAACGGAATTTTAGATAAAGACTTTGTAGAGTATTACTGTGAGGGAGATAACCTATTTATTAATACTTACAAAAGTAGCACGTCTGAAAACGACGTTTTACCAAGTGATTACACGCGTAGCTTTATAATTACAGTTACGTTGTACATTTAATTTTTACTATACATTATAAGTATGGCACAACAAGCAATAGAAATTCCAATTAAGTTAGGCGGGCTTCAGCAACTTAAAAAGGAAATACGAGAAATAAAAGGAGAGTTAGCAAGTGCTACAGACCCCGAACAAATGCAACAACTTGCACAAAGAGCGGGGGAATTAAACGATAGACTAAAAGATGCTAATGAACAAGTAGCAGTATTTTCAACCGGTTCAAAGTTTGAAAGTACAAGCAATGCTTTAGGCTTAATGGGGTCACAGATTAGAGACTTGGATTTTGAAGGTGCGTCAACTTCGGCTAAATTATTTGCAAAAAACTTAAAGTCAATTACACCTCAAGAAATAGGCACACAATTAAAAGGTTTAATTTCTATTGTTGGAACGATGGCAAAGGCTTTCGTTTCGTTTGGTGCTACACTTTTAACAAATCCAATCTTTATAATCGGTGCTATCATTGCGGGTATCGTTGCTATCATTGTGGCATTAATGTCTAAACTCGGACTACTTAAACCCGTATTAAAAGCGATAGGCGATTTCTTTGGAGCAATTGGCGATGCTATCGAAGTTGTAATTCAAAATATCAAAGACTTTTTAGATTGGTTAGGCTTAACTTCATTTGCTGAAGAGGAAGCCGCAGAAAGGTCAATGCAAGCACAAGAGAAAAAAGCAGATGCTTACAAAGATGCTTCAGATAAAAGAATAGGAGCAATCGACCAAGAAATAAGAATGGCTCAACTTGAGGGTAAAAGCACTTACAAGTTAGAACTTGAAAAACAACGGTTGATTAAAGCGACGGCTTACGCTTATGCAAAGGCTTACCAAATGCGAATCCAAAATATGGTAGCTTCGGGAGACTATGACGCTAAAGAGGTCGCAGACTTAAAGGCGAAACTAAAAGAACAACGTACTTTAATGACTACTTCAAACAATGAAATACAGTACATTAAAAAGAAACACGTTGTTGATGCTCAAAAAACTGAGGACGAAGCGCATAAGAAAAGTGTTGATGCTGGAAAAGAGGCTAATAAAAAACGAATTGAAGCGCAAAAAGAATACGCAAAGAATCGTGAGGAAGTTGCTCGAATGATTGAAGATGCGAACATCGCTATAATGGCAGATGGCGAAGCAAAAGAAATAGCAACTATAAACTTAAAGTACAAACGTGCAATTGAGGAAACTCAAAAGAACGAGAAATATTTAGCAAGTGAAAAAGCTATAATCATTAAACAACTTGAGACACAACAACAAGCTGAGACTGATAAAATAGAAGCCGACAAAAAGGCGAAAGAAGACGCACGTATTCAAGAAGCTAAAATAAAAGAACAAGAAACATATAACGAGTTTTTAGCACGTTACGAAGCACAACAAACAGCAATAGCAGACGCTCAACTTTCAGCAGAAGATAGGGAGATTAACGCAGTACGCGACAAATATTTTACACTATTAGAAGAAGCTAAAAAATACGGGGAAGATACAAAAGCAATCGAAGACCAAATAGCAAAAGAAACTGCTGACATTCAAAAGAAATACGCTTTACAAAGTATTGAACAAGCAAAAAATAAACGTGATGCTTTATTAAATTTTGCAACTGAAGTTAATGACGGTATTAATCAACTTGGTAAAATATTCATAAATGACCAAAAGAAACTTGAGAAATTCCAAAAGGCTACTGCTTTAGTTCAAATCGCAATCGATACAGCAAAGGCTATTAGTTCACTCGTTGCAATGTCTCAAGCAAACCCATTAAATGCGGTAACTGGTGGAACAGCAGGAATAGCACAATACGCTTCGGGTATCGTTCAAATCTTAACGAACGTAGCAAAGGCTAAAGCATTATTAAGTAATCCGAGTGCTTCGGCTTCGGGTGGTGGTGGCGGTACTTCAGCAAGTGCCTCAAGTGCTTCGGTAGCTACACCGTCAATTAATATGTTTGGACAAGGAAACAACGCGAACAATTTAACAGGTCAATCAATGCAATCAAATCAAACGGTAACAGTACAAGCGGTTGTAAGTGAAACTGAAATTACAGCGACACAAAATAAAATGAAAATAATCGATTTAGGTTCTACACTATGACAAGCTACATAAAACTATTAAATGCGATTGACGGGTTTTGTCAACAACATTTACAGATTAAGAAAAACGCGGGGGAGTTCAGAGAACAGATGCCAAACTTTAGCACCTTAGACGAAAAGTATCCTTTGCTTTTTTACGTTCCTATTAGTCAAACGATGGGAGAAAATACGAATATCTTTGCTATGGATATTTATTGTGTGGATATTATACAAAAAGACCGTGCTAATATAAACACTATTTTAAGTGATACGAATTTAATTTTAAATGACTTATATTTGTACTTCAGTCAAGGGTCAGATTTAAGCATAGACGCTCAAGCACCTACGTTAATCCCAGTCAATAACTTTGATTTAGATTACGTAGCGGGGTGGCAAATGAGCATCACGTTTGAAGTTGACCAATACTGTGTTGAGGATATACCATTTGAGATAGGAGATTAAACATGGCAAATTTTAAAGTTCAATACGCTACAAGAAACAAGTTAGCGAGAGCATTACAGCAAGAGATTTTATCGCTTGGGTTGTATGCTGATGGTGCGTTATATGATTCGATTAGAATTTCAGCAATGACAGGGGACGAATTAAACACGATTAACATGACGATTAATGCTATGTTTTACTATTTGTTTTTAGATGAGGGAACAGAAAGAGATGGCGAACAAATGATACCGCCTTATTCAATAACAGATAGTTGGTTAAGACGTAGCGATGTACAGGCTATTCTTGCTGAAGTAACTCAGGAATATATCGCATGGCAGTTTAAGAAATACCCTCTTTTGGAAATGGCTCGAATACTTAATAACCCTAAAGTTAGTATTCAATTCAATTGGATAGATAGTCCTTACCCGAATTTACCGAAAGCACCACAAACACCGTTCTTTTAAATTCCGTAAGTTTGCTTCATTGAAAGCATATTAAACACTAAGATAATAGGTAGGTCAGTAAGTTGGTCTACCTTTGTCAAATCCCCACCGCTCAAATCAAATATTAAACGTTCCCAGCTAAACTTAGATAGTTTCTTTTCCTCTTCTTCGGCTTTTATATCTTCTTGGTCTAAGTCATTATCTTCTAATTCGTCACTTTCAACAACAGGATTAAACAGATTTTCGTAAACTTTTAAGAAGTTATCCCTAAACTCAACAAAGAAAACCACACCACCAAAGCAATCATTGATTAAAACGTCTTTAAATTCATGTTTGCGTTGTTCTAAGTCAAAGTGTAAAGGTTCAAAAACACGGTTGCCCCATTCGTCTTGCTTAAAAACTCGGTATAAAATGCTTAGAATCTTGTCAAAGTTTTGCGCTTCGTTTTCAAATAGATGGTTTAAGTCGATAAACTCCCCGAGCGTGTACCATTCTTTAAAGTGAAACCCGTTTATTTCTTGTTTAAAGTTCTTTGCGGGTGCGGATTTTACCCAAGCATACTCTTTTGTTAACTTACTAAACTCGGATAGGTCTAAATTTTGCAACTCTTCTATGTCGGTATCGGTTAAGATTGACAGCCTCTCAAGTTCCAAATCAAAAGGAGAATCAAAAGGGATTGTTTCCAACCCCCTTAACTCCATGAATGTTTCGACTGTTACATTATTCCACGCTTTCATCTTCAGCTTTTTCTATTTCATTCGTCATTTTTTTAGCAACGTGCCAAATGATAGGTAAAGCAAACGAAGCCTTTTGGTCAGCAAACAAAGTAGTTTTGTGTTTGATGTGTGCAGGTTCGTAGTGTTCTTTTTCTGTTAAGTCGGTACGCTTATATAACACCGCAACCATTTCAGCAATATAAGAGTTTGGATTCTTAGCGATTAATTTCTCAATTGCTTTCAAGTCTTTTACTGACACCTTAAACTCTTCTTTGTACGCTTCGTAAGTGTATCCGTCAATTTCAATAGTGCGTTGAATTTCTAAGTCCTTACTTTCGCTATCGTTAAAAAGACGAACAACCTCTTTGAACTCGTCAAATTCTAGGTCGTTAATGTCGCTTTCGTCCGCTCCTAAGTACGTAAAAATTTGATACCATTTTTCAATAGGTTCGTTTTCACTTCTTAAAATTTCATTCACTTTTGAAAATTGCTTAACGCTCAACTCAGTTGACTTGTTAGGGATTTCATTTTTTCCAATTGTTACCATATACTAATTTTTTAACAAATATACAATTTTTGAACAAATAATTTTATATCTACATAATAAGTATGGATAAATTGCCTACTTACAAAATTACTATTGACCCTGAATATAGCGAGGGCGAAGACTTAGGAATCGAAATGATTGCCTTTACGTCACGTCCTGCGGTTAAAGTTAAAGGAGTAGCGTTCAATTCACATGAACAAATGTACTTTGCTGACGAGGTTAAAATGCGTATCGTTGCACCTGCTATGATTCCTATGGAGATTTATAGAAACGACGAGGGTGAAGAGTACTTTGTATCATTTACAGCCGAAGAGATTGAAAAGATACACGCTAAGTTTATGTCAAATTTATCTAACAAAGATATTTTTAACATTGAGCATGATGCGGAAAACAAAGTTCCTGCTTATGTATTAGAAGCGTGGATAGTTCAAGACCCTAAAAACGACAAAGCGAAAGCGTACGGTATTGACGTACCAAAAGGTACTTTAATGTTGACCGCTCAAGTAACTGACGAAGATTACTACAATGAACTTGTAAAGAGTAACCAAGTAGGGTTTTCGATTGAAGGTTTCTTAGGCATGAAATTGAACGAACAAAAGACGGAATTAAATAATCAATATAGTATGAAGTTACCAGATGGAGAGCACTTAATCGAAGGTAAAATCTACGTTGTAAAAGGCGGGGAAGTTATCGAGGTATTAGATGCGCCTGCTACGGAAGTAGTAGAGGAAGAAATGGCAACTGAAGTAATCGAAGAAGAAGTAGTAGAAGAAGAAATGGCAACTGAGGAAGTTGTTGAGGAAGAAGTCGCAACTGAAGAAGTTGAAATGGCAGTCGACCCAACAGCAGACGCTGAGGCTATTTTAGCTATCGTTACACCTTTGTTAGACGAAAAAGTTAACGAATTGTTGCAAGTAATTGCAGAATTAAAAAATTCTTTAGAAGTAGAAGTTGAGCCTATCGAAGAGGAATTAAAAGAAACTAAATTATCAGCTCACGAAAAATTTAACGCGTTCAGAGACGCATTTTCTAAAAAATAACAAAATGGAAAGAAATTTAAAATTTGACTTGGACATCGAAACAAACGCATTATTGTGTCCAAACCCGAACGAGTTTTACGGTCGTTCTTACTTAGCTGAAGATACAGTAGACAACTACCGTACTTTGCCAGGAATTAAAAGTGCTACTAAATTAGCAAACGTTACTTTTGGTAACATCTTACAAGCATCAACTTGTAACTTTACAGCACCAACTGATTCATTAGACGCAGTAGACATCGACGTATGTGCATTGTCAGCAATGGCTCAACTTTGTCAATTCGACTTAGAGCAGTCTTTCTTAGCTTTGCAAATGGCTCAAGGTTCAAACGGAGATTTTTCAGTAGCTTCTTTCATGAACTTCTACTGGGGAGAAATGGCGAAACAAATTGGCGAAGACGTTGAGTTGTTACGTTGGCAAGGAGACACAGCAAGCGAAGATGATACTTTGGCTTTGTGTGATGGTTACATTAAAAAAATGAAAGCTGATACAGCAATCATCGACGTAGCAAAAGCTACAATTACAAGTTCTAACGTTATCGCTGAAATCGTAAAAGTAATCAACGCTTTACCGTCAACAGTTTCTCGTAAAAAAGCAGACTTACGTTTATACGTTGCTTCGAATGTTGCTAACGCTTTAGAATTGGCTACAGCTTCAGGTAACACTCAAACATACATTACAACTCCATTAGCTTTGACTTTCTTAGGTATTAAAGTTGTTGTAGCTGAGGGTATGCCAAGCAACCACATGGTAGCGACTGTTAAAAATAACATGATTTACGCTTTCGATGGCGAGGGAGACGGAAAAGCAATCAAAGCAGTTAACTTAGCTGATACAGTTGCAGAGCCTTACTTACGTTCACGTGCAAACTTGAAAGTAGGTTTCTCTTACGTTAACCCAACTGAAATCGTTCTTTACTCATAATAATAATTATTAACTTAAAAAACGGGAGGGCGGTTAATTCTTCCCTCCTTTTTTTATAAAATTTTAAACCCATGGCATGTACAACAATTACAGCAATCACAAAATCTTGTGATAACAATATCGGAGGAATTACTGCTATCTATATTAATGATATGGACAACGTAGGAATTCCAACAATTGACCAAACTGCTTACATGGTTGACGCTCAAACAGTCACAGAACCATACGAAGTATTTGAATTTAGACGTAACACAGGTAATTTTACCGAAGAGTCAGCAGTAGACTTTGCAAACGGTTCTTCATTTGTTACAGCTACAATTACTTTGATGTTCCACAGACGTGAGGCTTCAAAATCTAAGGCTATAAAAATCCTTTCAGAGGGACAAAGAGACTTAGCTATCATCGTTAAAGATGCTAACGGTAAATTTTGGTACTTCCCTTATGCTCAACTTTCAGCAACTGCTGAGGGTTCAGGAACAGCAAAAGCAGACGGTTCAAAATATTCTGTTACATTCATCGCAGAAAACGAGAACTTAGCTTACGAAGTTGACCCAACAATCATTGCAGGATTACTTGCATAAAATACCTTGTAAATAAAGAGAGGGGAGTTAATAGCTTCCCTTTTTTTGTGAACTTTTTTTTAAGATTAACATTATAGTTATGATATACATTGAAAAAGATATACTTAACACAATTGTTTTGACGCTTACAGAAAGCTCAACGCTTAGTAATCCTTATTATGTATTCGAGTTTGAAAACGATTTTAACACAGCGACAGAACCTATATACTTCTATGCGCCTGACTTGTCGACTTCTAAACCGCGATACAATAAATTTGAATTAGCTGAAGGAGTTGATGTGACTTTTGTAATAGGTCAATACAGTTATAAAGTATATGAAAGTGCAACAGTTCCAAATCTTAGTTTGCCAAACCCAGTTGAGGGATTGCATGAAATTGAAGAGGGTAGAATGGTTGTCGATGGTGTCTTAACTAACTCAATTTACGAATGAAATTTTTAGGTTTTAACATTGGAAAAAGCGAAAGCGTGAGCGTTGAAAGTAACAACTATCAATCGTTTTCAAGTCCATTTATGAAAGTAGGCGAGGGAAATTTGTCGCTTCCTTACGTTAATGCACGTCAACAGGTTAGCGGATATATCCGTTTTGGAGTAGACAACCTTTACCCGCAATTAATTAACCAACTTTACTACACGTCTCCGTTACATGGTGCGATAGTTGACTTTAAAACAAATGCTACAATTGGTGGGGGTTATGAAATTAAGACGGATTCAAGCGTTACAGCAGTTGAAAAGATGGAAGTTTACGCTTTTGAAAAGAAAGTAGACTTAGAACAGTTGTTAGATAAGATAACAAAAGACGACATTTTACACAACCGTGTTTATTTTAGACTTGTATTTAACTCAAATAATGATTTAATTCGTGTTAAGCACATAGGAGCGGAGAAAGTTAGAACGTCAAAAGATAAATGTACATACTTTATTTGTGACGATTGGACGAGTCAAATTGATATTGAGACTATTTACCCTTATGACCGTAAGATTTACCAAAGAGAGTGCTTATATGTGTACGAAAAGAACTGTGTAGGTCAAGACGTTTACCCTTTGCCAAGTTATACAAGTGCATTTAATTGGGCTTTCTTAGATGGCGAAATGTCATACTTACAAAAGTCTAATATCTTGAACGCTATCTTCCCGTCATTTGCTTTTATGTTCCCTAAAAAGCCACAAAGCGAAGAGGAAAAAGCAGGATTAAGAAAAACAATTGAAAGCGGAAAAGGTGCAAGAAATGGCGGTAAAGTTTTGAGTTTCTTTGCTAATAATGCAGACCAACTTCCTAAGATTGAAGCGATACCAACCAACAACAACGACAATCTTTTCCAAGTAACAACTGAAAGCATTGACAGTAAGATATGCCAAGCGCATACAATCGACCCTATATTAATGGGTATTCGTGTGAGTGGTAAACTTGGTTCGGGTTCTGACATCAAACAGTCGTATATCATTTTTGAAAAGAACGTAATCTATCCACAACGCCATAAGATTGAAAAGATAGTAAACGACTTGTTTAAAATCGCTAAGATTAAAGCTACATTCACACTAAATAACTACCAAATTGTTAATGAAACAATCGTAGAATTAGAGGGTAGCGGTAAGAAAACAACAGATGCTTTAAACGCAATGTCTCCATTGGTTGCTACAAAAGTACTTGAGTCAATGACTGAAAATGAGGTACGTGCATTAGCAAGTTTACCACCAGTAGACGGTGGCGACAAAACGAAATCACAGATAGCAACTGAAACAATAACAACTACAACTACTGTATAATGAATTACTTTATAACTGAAGCGTATTTAAAAAATCAAACACCGATTACAGCAAATGTCGATGTTAAAGACGTTACGCCTTACATTAGAACTCAGTCGGATTTAAGAGTGCAACCAATTTTAGGCACTTACTTTTACAAATATTTATTGGCTAAGTACAACGCTGAGACATTAACAACAGACGAGGAAACACTTGTCGAATATATTAAGCCAATTGTAGCGTGGCGAAGTGCTGAAGATGCAGTTTTCGGATTGAGTTACCAGCTTAAAAACAAAGGTTTGCAAGTTCAGAATGGAGACTATTCTAATTCAGTCACACAAAGCGAGGTTGCTTTTGCTCAAGACCACTACGCACAAAAAGCGTCATTTTATGAGGTTCGTTTGATTAACTATTTACGCACTTACAAAGATTTGTACCCACAGTTTACAAGTCACTTGAATACAGATAGCGACATCAAACCATTAAAGACACAGGAGAACGGATTTAACGATAGTATTTTGTTTATATGAAGTCTTTTATTGCCTCTTATTACACCTATTTTTTACAAGCGTTGTTCGTCTTTTTTGCACCTATCAAAGGTATTATTATCTTAGTTGCTTTATCTACTGTTTTAGATACTTGCTTTGGTGTTTGGAAAGCTAAACAATTGCGACAAGGTGTTACATCGAAAAACTTTAGACATGGTTTTATACCTAAGATACTAAGCTACGTAACCGCTACTATGTTAGTGTATGCTTCAGATTATTTTATAATTAACGAACTTACAAAATCGGTAGTTAGTGTAGAGTTTTTATTCACTAAATTAATTGCTTTAGTATTAATATCGATTGAGGTTAAGTCAATGGACGAATCATTTGAGAAAGTAAAAGGCTATTCATTCATCAACAAAGCAGTTGATTTAATTATTAAAGCTAAGAACATTAAAAAAGAACTATGACAACAAAAGGAAACTTCCCACACTTAGACGTTGCTAAATTTATTTTATTCGTTATAGCTTCAGCAATAGCTTGGGGGTTTCTATTTAGTTGCTCAGCTTCATATCACTTGCGTAAATACGAAAAGAAAGGCGGTAAAATAGAACACGTTACCGACACGCTTACATACTATCAAAAAGATTCGGTTTTAATCCGGACTAAAGACACTACGTTTTTCCAATATTTTTATACCCAAAAAGATACAATAGTAAAACAAAACGTATTTTTATACCCGAAAACACGCTTTAATCAAATACTTGAAATAAGACGATTTAAGGATAGTTTGAAGTTTGAGTTAAAGAAATATACCGATTCGCTACGTTATGCTCTTAGAACACATAAAATCAATGTTAAAGCGGATTCAAAAGTAAAAGTGTCAGAACAAAAAACAGAACGCAAGAAAAACAACCGTTTTGCGTTCCCTATTATTATAGTTTGTTTGTTGATTATAATCGTTTTAGCTTTTCGATTCAAATAAAAAGCGTATCTTTCACGCAAAAATTAACGTATGCAAGTAGTTAAACACGGTAAAAATGTTCACGATATAATCGTTGATACAAAGAATTTTGAAATTGCAATGCTCTCAGATATACACTGGGATAATCCAAAATGCGACTGGGACACTCTTAAAAGACACTTAGATTATTGCTTAGAAAAGAATATGCCTATTATGATTAATGGCGATATGTTTTGTTTAATGCAGGGGCAAGGGGATAGACGAAAAAATAAGTCGGATATTAGACCCGAACACAACAACTCAAAGTATTTAGATTCAATAGTCGAAACTGCTGTCGAATGGTGGACACCTTACGCACATTTATTAACTGTAATCGGTTACGGAAATCATGAAACTGCTATTATCAAATGGCAAGAAACGGATATCTTACAGCGTTTTGTAGACTTACTTAATTATAAATGTAACTCAAACGTATATACAGGAGGTTACGGTGGTTGGATTAATATCAAATTAAAAGGGGATAGTTCAACTGGTGCAGGAAATTCAGTTAAAGTAAAATACTTTCATGGCTCGGGCGGTGGTGGTGTTGTAACAAAGGGAGCAATTAACCTTACAAGAGCCTTAGAATTGTACGAAGGATTTGACGTGTTTACAATGGGACATATTCACGAAAATAGCGCACGTAATGATGTTAGAGATACATTAAGACAATCAGGCAGTAAAATGGTTATACAGCACAAAGATTTACATTTAATGTTAACAGGAGCGTATAAAGAGGAATACGGAGACGGAGACAAAGGTTGGCACGTAGAAAGAGGCGCACCAATTAAACCTATTGGGGGTCGTATTTTAACAATTGATATTGTTACACGAATGAAAGACGGAGACCGTAAAGTACATAAATACATTGATTCAAGAAAATTTAATTTATGACAAAGTTTACATTCAATCCTTTAAAAACTTGTAAGCTACGCACGGCAGGATTATACTCCGTTAAAGGTGCTACGTTTGGAATGGTACGCAAAAACAATGACGGAACACCAAGAGCACATCAAGGCATTGATTTAGCAACTGACGAAAGTTATAGGCTTTACGCAGTTGAGGATTCAAAAGTTATTGATATTGATAAAGGATTGAGCGGTTACGGTTGGACTGTTACTTTACAATTAAATTGCCCACACAAAAAAGAACTACATAACAAATTTGCATTTTACGCACATTTAGACCGTGTTGATGTAGTTGAAGGAACAATTATTAATGCGGGTCATGTAGTTGGTTTAAGTGGCGATACTGGCAACGCTAAAGGAATGAGCACCGTAAGCAAAGGCGGTCACTTACATTTTGAGTTACGAGATAAAGCATTTTGTGGACTTGGATTAAAAAACAGATTTGACCCCTTACCATTTGTAACATTATCAGAATAATTTTATTAAATTTGCAGTACTAATTTCATCGTTAGTTTGTTTGTAAAGACCGTTATTTTAATTAATAGCGGTTTTTTTATTAAAAAATTTTCGTTCTGAAACCCTTTAAAATCAACACTTTCAAAAATAAATTAAAAATAATTGTAAATAAATTGTAAATAACTATTGTCGTATTAAATTTAATACATATATTTGTCAAACAAACAACGATAAAAACAGAAATTATGAAAACAATTGTAACAGTATTTAGAAACAAAAGAGTAGAAGTTTCATATCAAGACACAAATAGAGGTATAACTTTATCACAAATTGATTGGAGCGGTAAAAACATAGTTGATGAAATTACAACTGCAGAAAGAAATTTATTAATTATTGAATTATTAACTAAAAACTAATAACGATGAAAAAAGAAACAATTGAAAATTTAGTAGTAGCGTTGATAGCATTATCAGCATTCATCTTAAGCGGTTTATACAGATGAGACAGTTACACGAAAGAGCGATTGCGTTACTCGATATGATTAGCGCTTTTGAAAGCAAGAAACGTAATGCTTGTGAGTTTTACAACAAGTGGGAAAATAGACACTTTACCCAAGTTTTACAGGATTGTGCAAACGATATAGACGTTTACGACAGAGCAATCAAAAGACTGAAAGCAAGTTATAATAAATTAATCAAACAAATAGCTGAGATATGACACCAAAAGAGAAAGCAGAAGAACTTGTAGAAAAATTTAAATTTGAAACTAAAAGAAGTGAAGTAATTAACGATATACTTTTAGGAGATATTTCAGTTGTATTTAAACATTATAAAGCTAAACAATGCGCATTAATATCAGTTGATGAAGTACAAAGATTAATTAAAGATTTAAGCAATTGCAGTTATAGGTTTATTTCTATTATAGATGAAATGAATTTTTGGCAAGAAGTTAAACAAGAAATTCAAAAGTTATGATACGAGAGATTGAGTGCGTAACGTGTGAGGGAACAGGAACACTTGAGCGAATGAATTGCAGAAACGGAAGCAATGATTGTTGTGGCGGTTGTTACATAGAAGTAACTTGCGAAGATTGTTTAGGTTATGGATTTACAGAAATAGAAGATTATGAAGAAGAAGATTAAAATAAAATTAGTAGAATGGGTTAGTCATTGTGCAGATAGTTGTTGTTCTGATTATGGAGTACAAATTTATTTAAACGATGAATTATTAGAGCACCCTGAAGATGAAACAATCTCAAACGCATATATAGGCTTACAGGTAAGCACATCACTAAAAGCAGTTTTAAAAAAATTAGGATATGAAGTTGAAATTGAAGAAACATATGAAGATTAACGACAAATATTTAAACCGTCTTTTATTCGTTTTAACGGTGTTTATTGTACTATTTAATACAATGATACCAAAACGAAAAGTAAAGTCATTAGAAACGCTTAAAATAAGCAAAGAGGACATTCAGTTAAACAACGGAATACAACAAGGAAAACACGAACCATTTAATTACGAAATAAAATGAAACGACAAACAGCAAAAGCAAACATACAAAGCATGGCTAACTGGTGGCGAGAACCTAAAAAAATAAGTTGTGCTAAAGACAAAGGAGGTTCTTTTAATATGCAACTGTATTTAGAGTATTTGAGTGTAATTAATAAACTTAAACAGCAGGTAAAATGAAACAACCAAACAAAGATGAAATTGAAAAGCTATTAACACTTGTCGGAGTGCTTCCCGTTTTAGCTGACTTCATGGACGATTTGAATAGCTCCGTGTTTACGCAGTCACTTAAAAACAAATGCAACTTGCTAATCAAAGAAATACGACAAAAAGACGAACTATTAATGCGAGGAACTGACTTAAGTATAATTGAGCAACAACACAACATCGGACTTGCATTTAGACAATGGCACAAACAAAACTTTAAAAACGATTAATATGATTTTAGAATACGTAAAACAATGGGAAGAAAATAAAGGATTATTACAAAAATCTTTTGAAGATAATTTACCTGAAAGTTATGAAGATATTTATAAACGACTTTTTGAATTAGTTGTTACCAATCCAACATTTAGATATAGCAAGGAATGGAATTGGGAAACATATAGGTTAATTGACGATGGAGATTATCAAGGGCATCAAATATTTGTTTTAGCAAGTAATGTATATCAACCAAGTTTATGGGATTATATTTTTACAGATGTTTCTTATGGAAGTTGTTCGGGTTGTGATACATTTGAATATATAAAATATAGTGGAAAATCTAAAGAAGAACAAGTAAAAGAATTTATGACTTTAGCACTTCACATGGTGCAAGAAACAAAAACATTTAATAGCAAGGAACAATGAAATACGATTCACACGGTACTCGAATGAGATTAAAGAACCAATTAAATTGGAATAAGATAGGCAACTTTGACATGATTAGAATACAACGCTATTGCCCTTTAGATTTTGACTTAATTACAGGGCAAAACAGAATAACTAACATAAAGATTTACCGTCAAGTAGTACACGCTTTATTATTCGCTTCAGGTTATGGATATAGCGAGATAGGTAGGCTTTTAAACCGTGACCATGTAACTATCATGCACTCAGTAAAAACAGTGTCAAAAATGATTCAGATACACGACATGGCTTATATTAAAGCTATATGGGAAATGTCAAAAGATTCAGAGTATTACACTGGGGAATACGAGGAAAAGACGAACAACTTTGTAATTAGTCAAATTATTTTACAAAAAA